TGTGGTAACTCAAATTTATGATGGCATATTATGAGAAAGAAACTGAGTGAAGAACGAAAACAACAACTGCGTGACCAATTAACAGCTGCACGAAGTAAAAAGAAAACAGCAGAATACAAGAACGTATATCCTTCTGTATTAGCAAAACCAGATGATGACCCCTTGTCATTGAAATCTATTAAGAAAGCGATTAAACATAACAAGGAAAAGGCATCTTCATTTCTTACCAATTCCCGCAGGAGAGGTGCATCTCCCAAACAATCCATTGCAGATAAAATTAATGCCGAAAGTGCAAAAGCATATATTCGGTTTATGGAACATTATCTCAGAACAGGGGATTGGATTTCTGATTATATGGGTGATGATGAAGAAAAGAAAACTCAATGGAAATGTGTTGCAATGGCCTATAATCCAGATGGTTCACCGAAACGATCTAAAGGTGTTTACTATCCAGATATTGGTATGGTATGGGGTGAAGTAGTATGATATTAATTGATTTGAGTCAAATAATGGTGGCATCTACAATGATGTCAATGGGTAAAGAACAATCAGAAGTTGACATTAATATGGTTCGACATATGATTCTGAACAGTCTCAGAATGTATAGGTCGAAGTATTATGAAGAATATGGAGAGTTGGTTTTATGTTGTGATGGTAGACATTCATGGAGAAGGGAACATTTTCCTCAATATAAGGCATCCAGAAAATCTAGTCGAGATGCAGATAAAAGGGATTGGTCACAAATCTTTGGTTGTCTTGATACCATCAAATCAGAACTTAAAGAGTTCTTTCCATACAAGTATATACAGATTGATGAGTCAGAAGCTGATGATATTATAGGAGTTCTTGCAAGAGAAGCAGGAACAGAGAAGGTAATGATAATTTCTGGTGATAAGGATTTTATACAACTACAAGTACACAAAAACGTAAAACAATACAGCCCTATCACCAAGAAATTAGTTACAATCAAGAACCCATATAACTATTTAAAAGAACATATCATGCGAGGGGATTCTTCAGATGGTATTCCTAATTTTCTATCATCTGATAATTGTATCGTAGATAAGATTAGACAAAAACCTTTGTCTAAGAAAAAAGTAGAATCATGGTTGGATGAAGAACCAGCTGATTTTTGTACTGAAGAACAGTTGAGAAATTATCATAGGAATATGAAATTGATTGATCTACAGTATACTCCATTAGATATAGTTGGTAAAATTAAACAACAATTTAATGAAAAACCGCAAGGGAAAAGGAGTGGTCTTTTGAACTTTTTTGTCGAAAGAAAACTCAATAATTTAATACAAGACATAGGAGAATTTTAATATGGCACAACCAGTAATTGAAGGTGGAACAGGAACAGGAAGTTGGAGTACAGAAGAAGGTGCAAAACTTACTGAACAAAATGATCCACATTATAAAGTTAGACAACTATTATTTAGTGAGATATTTATTAAAGCTCACAAAGGACATAAGAAGGAACATAAGGTTGCAGTTTTAAGAAAAGAAAATTGTAGAGCCCTGCAACAACTTTGTCAATGGGCATATAATCCAACTATAACTTCAGATTTGCCTGAGGGAAAACCACCATATATTGAAAATGAAGCACCAGAAGGTACAGAACATATGTTATTGAGGACTGAGGGTGATAAATTGTGGCATTTTGTTAAGACTCAAACCAATTATTGAAAAGTAACAAAAGACAATCCTGCAAGATATAAACAAGCAAATCCAAATCTTCAACAAACTCAAAAAGAACGTATGTTTATTAGATTGTTAGAGGGTCTACATAAAGATGAGGCTGAACTTCTTATTAATGTTAAAGATAAAAGATTACATCAAATATATAAAGGTGTTTCCTCTGAAGTAATAAGAGAAGCATTTAATTGGGATAAAAACTATCAAGTAATCAGATAGAACTTCAGATTAAAAGGTGTATAAATATAATACAATCTTTTTATAGGGAGTCCAAGATATGCAAATCCGAAACGGAATGTGTGTAGAAGATAACCTAATATCTTCCCTCACTTAAATTCCCCTTTATATAATTTAGAGTTTAGCCGTTCAACGATCTGCGGTTACTATTATTTCTAGGATGACTTATATCCAAAGAAGATTGAAGATCATATTAAAGAAGGTAATATGAAGAAACTGTTCATAACTGTTGCACTAATTCTATCATCTGTGGTTTCTGTTGGAAGTTCCACAAACAAAAATAATGTTTGGACTTACCAATCGTACAATACTATGATGGCTGATAGAGAGAAACAACACGAATGTCTTGCAAAGAACATATATTTTGAAGCTCGAAATGAACCATTTGTAGGACAATTTGCAGTAGCACTTGTAACTCTGAATAGAGTACATGACTCTGCATTTCCCAATACCATATGTGAAGTGGTATATGAGGGAATACATACAGCAAGTGGATTTCCAAAAAAACACAGATGCCAATTCAGTTGGTACTGTGATGGAAACTCAGATGAAGTTCGCAATCAACGTGCATGGAAAGAAGTGCAAAAGACAGCGAACCTTGCAATGATAAAGTATAGTAAAATTAAAACCGAAGGGTTAGACTATACAGAAGGTGCAAGATTTTATCACACATTTGAGGTAAGTCCACGATGGTCAAAAGTTTATCCAGTAGTTGGAAGAATTGGAGATCATATCTTTTATAGATAGTAATGAATCTTGAAAATTTGCATAGACAAATGAAAATTCAAAAACTTGAAGATATTACACAAGAATGTGTTCATAGTTGGCCAAAGAGTGAAAAATACTCAGAGTTTTCCAAAATGACGGACATAATTCATTGGTTAGAAAAAAATGAAGAATTAAGTCCAGATGGGAAAAAATTTATGGGTGACTTAGAACACAGCTTGGTGAAACTTTTTGCAACAAAATACAATGCCGACATATCAATATAAATGCACAAAATGTGATTTTGAAATGGAGCAAACTCTTAGGATAGATGATAGACATAAACCTATAGAAGAAGCTCACAAATATGGAACTTGTAATGATATGGATGCAGATCCTTGTGAATTACAGATAGTTCCTCAATTCCCTGCTCAAATATCAATGAGGGATTCTTTTCGCAGACATACTAGTGATGGGTGGAAAGATAGATTAAAAGAAATTAAACGCCAGAACCCAGGCTCCAACTTAGACACATAATTATGCAAACACAAATGTTTACTCATGACCAGTTAGTTGAAATGAAGGGGGTCACAAAAAACCAACTAGAGGTTTTTAAACAATATGAGGCTGGTAAGAATATGTTCTTATACGGCCCTGCTGGTACAGGAAAAACTTTCGTTCTTCTTTATAATGCAATTAAGGAAGTACTTGACCCCGCCAAAAATTATAAATGCATACACATAGTAAGGTCTTTAATGCCCACTAGAAGTCTTGCATTTATGCCCACAGATGATGAGGACAAAAGTTCTCTATACCAAGTTCCCTACGACAATATGTTACGATTTATGTTCAAACTTTCAACACCTGAGCAGTTTGATATGTTGTATAGTGAGCTAAAAAAACAAGGAAATGTTGCATTTCTATCTACATCTTTCTTACGAGGGATTACGTTAGACAATTCTATTATCCTTGTAGATGAGTGCCAAAATCTAAACTTTCACGAACTAGATACAATCATGACTAGAGTTGGTCAGGATTCCAAGATTATGTTCTCAGGAGATTTTGACCAGACAGACCTGAGAGAAGATGAAGAAAAAGAAGGATTGGGTCAGTTCATAAAAATTATCAACGAAATGGATGAATTCTTTTCATGTGAGTTTGATATAGGTGATATAGTGAGAAGTGGTTTAGTCCGTTCCTATATCATCCAAAAATATAATACTGGATTAGGAGATAGAAAATAATGTTACCAATGCTACTATTTAACGTAGTTTCTAGTCTTGTTGTAGACAAGGCTCAGGATCTAGCGAAAGAGCACGTTGAGAAGATGATAGATGATATTCTTCCAGATGATGCAAAAGAAGAATTAGATGAATTAATTAAAAGTGACCCTGCACACAAATTTGAAAGTGCAACAGAAGCACTTCAAGGTGCAATAGAAGGTAAACTTCCAATATCCTTAAAGGATGGAACATTGAAGCCTGTTGAATTAAGTTTTAAGGTTACATATGACCCAAACTCTGGAAAAGTGGATATTGTACAAGATAGTGATGGAGTACTATAATGCCTGAGACAATAAGAGTATCAAAGAATTTTGCACTCTCAGAAATGGTTAAGAGTGCAACAGCAGAAAGATTGAATGTAGACAATTCACCTAGTGATATACACCTTGTAAATCTAACACATCTTGCAATTCATATTTTACAACCAGTAAGGGATCAGTTTGGAGTAATTACAATCAATTCAGGCTACAGAAGTCCTGCATTAAACGCAAAGGTTGGTGGATCAAAAACAAGTCAACATTGCAATGGCCAGGCAGCTGATTTTGAATCGTTTTCTACACCAAACCCTGACCTTGCAAAATGGATTGCAAATAATTTAGTATTTGACCAACTCATTTTAGAGTTCTACGATGGAGTTAATCCTAATAGTGGATGGGTACATTGTAGTTACAATCTAATGGGTAATCGTAAGAAAATCATGACTGCACTAAAAACTAAGAG